CTATTGCTTTACCTTCGTTGCCTTCTAAATCTTTGTATTCATAATAATCTGGTCCAACTTCTACACTACAACCACATAATATAAAAATTAGTGTCATTAATATTAATCCTTTTTTCATCTAATCAACCTCTTTACTATCGTCTTTCCTTTTTCATATTCAAAACTCATACTACTTACTAATCTTGGATTTTTTCCCCATTCCATTTCTAGTATGTCAGCATATTCATATTCTTCACGGTCTAATCTATCCATCCCTATTTTTGCCTCGTCTAGTGTATCGTATTTATCTATTAATAGATTTCCATAACCATATTTGAAAGCATATAACCAATATTGCATTTTATCCCTCCAATTCTTTTATTGCTCTATTTATAATATTGCTAACAGCTTTTAGGTGTTCTAATATAGCTTTTTTGTTCCCACTTTTAACTTCGTATAACTCTCTTAACCCTTGTACTGTAAAATTTTCATTATTTTGCAATATACATTCCAAAAAATGTATTGATAATTGCAAATCGTCACTCATTAGCTTTCCTCCTTACAGACTATCAAATTATCATCATTCCATGTTTTAATTGTGATGTCTGAATCTTCTTGAAATAAATTAATACTATCTTCATCAATAACAATTTTGCTTATTTGAAAGTCTGAATTTACCCATAGTTCCATATCTTCTAATTCTTTGTCTGTATAAGTATTTAATATGTGTTTTAATTTTGTTAACATTATTTATTCTCCTCTAATTCTTTCATTTTGTTTAAAATAATTTTATCTTCTGTTGCAAGGTTTTTTGTCCTTGCATCTTCGCAATCTTTCCATTCTAACCATTCCTGTTCTAACCACTTCTTTAACTCTTCCCAATTATTTTTATATTGGTCTAGTTCTTGTTGTTTTAAATAATTGTCAGTATTTAATCGCATAACTTCAAATTGTAATTGTTCATAAGTTTTTAATTTTAAATCTATTGTAGACATTTATTCATCACCACCTTGAAGAATATATAACAACGCACCTGCAACAACATCATCAGATAAAATTATACTGCCTTTTGAACCGTCATTATTCCCAGCAAGTCCATTAATCATTTTTATATGTCTTTCCAACCATTTAATAGCTTTTTCGTTTCTTGATTTATAATCTTCTAATTTTTCTTCCTTATTCAACAATTCTTTTTCTCGATATTTTGGTATATTTATATATTGGTTTATATTTACGCCTTTAATTAACTTTTTAATTTCTTTTAATTGTTTATTAAATAAATTCCAATATTGACTGTGTTCATCATTACTGTAATTGCCTTCTAATGTTTCACATTTACCAGCACTAATATAATCTTTTATTTTATTTAATGCTCTAACTTGATTATCTTTTAATTTTTCATTTTCTTTTTGTAAATTAGTTATGTAATTTAATAATAAATGTGCTTCATAATCTTCATCTTTATTTTCATATGAGGTATTGTATTTTAAATGATGACTATATCTATCATTTTTTATTTTTAATTTATCTAATATTTCCTTTATTTCTTCAGTCATTATTTTCACATCCTAACTGTCTTTTTAATTTATTTATTGTTCTTCTGTATCTTTTGTTTTTATTCTTAAGGTTTTTATATTTTCGATAGTAATTAAAGTTACTTAAGATTTCATTTATGAATGTTTTAATCATCTTTATTCCTCCACTCTATATTGCATAGCTTCCATTTGTTCGTGAGTTACGATTGATTTAATGTCTTCATTTTTATATACAGTGTCAAGGCAATCATAATTAGTATCTGCACATAATATACATTTTTCTTTATTAAGTGTTTTATCAAGATTTATTTTACTTACTTTTCTTCCGTTAACATAATCCCCAACCTCAATTAAATCTATAATTTGTGGGCTTGATTTAATAATTTCATCAAGTGTACAACTAGCTATATAATTAACATGGTTATACATTATTGCTTTATCTAAATTTATTATTAAATCTTGTGCCTCTGTTCCAACAATCTTTGCTATACCACATTTTGTCCTAACATAATCTCCTACATTCATATAATCTACCTCCTAAATAACTTAATCATCAAACGGCATATTAAAATCAGGTTTAACAATTAATGTACCATTTTTAAAATAAATATTTGCATTACACCAGCCGCCATCTTCATATTTAATAATAATCGGTATATGATGTTTTAAATATTCAATCATTTCTTCTGTTTTCATATCTTAATTCTCCTAAATAACTTAATCTATAAATAAATTTTTAAATATAGCTTCCAATACATTTACAACAATACTATTACCTGCTTGTTTGTAAAGTTGTGTGTTACTATTTACTTTTTCAACTTTTTCAAAGTCTTTATCATCAAATCCCATCAAACGCCAGCATTCTTTCGGAGTTAGTTTTCTTATTCGTAAATCATTATTTACAACTCCCATACTATCATTACATTGTAAAGTTTGACTTACTTGTTCACCAACTCTACCACGTCTAGTTTTACTATTTGGATATGATAAATTTACGCTATCACCATCGTGGGCTTCTGAATAACCTTGTTTGGTTGCATTTTTAATATATAATTCTTTATTTCCTATAAAATTATCGTCCATTCTTTCACCAGCTCTCGTTGTTATTGTTTTTGCAATTACGTTTCCGTCTGTAACATTAAATCTAAAACCGTTTCCTTTTTCTATTTGTTTCTGCTCGTTGTATATAAAAAAGTCAGCCATTTTATTTGATAAATAATACTTTTTATCAACTTCATCTTCCAACATATCTTTAAGTCTTAATTTAAGTTCTTGTTTTGGTGGAAATTCAAATGTATTTTGTATATCATTCTTAATTGATATTGTAAACACTCTTTCTCGATTTTGTGGTATGCCATAGTCTTTTGCATTTAAAACTTGCCAATAATTTTGATAACCTAATTCTTCCATCTTGTTTAAATAATTATCAAAATTATGTCTATGTTTTTTAGATATTACGTTTTTAACATTTTCCCATATAACATATTTTGGTCTTAACTTTTGTACTATTCTAATTGTTTCATACATTAGACTAGACCTTGTTCCTGATCCTTCATCTCCTCCTGCTTGTTTTCCTGCTAATGAAAAATCTTGGCAAGGTGATCCGTGCATAATTAAATCTACTTCTACATCTTTATTCCATTTGCATATATCTTGTGGTTCAAAATTAGTGTTGTGCATGGCATTAAAAGATTTTACTGCATATTTATCTACTTCCACATAATCTGCTATCTCATAATCAATTCCTAAACGTTCTAATGCTTTACTACAAGCACCAATTCCACCAAATAGTTCTAATATTTTCATATCTTAATTCCCAAAACTTTCTAAATATTTTAAAAGTGTTTGTTTAGTAGATATTTGATTAAATTCAATATATTTATTTTTAATATCAATGCTAGTTATTAAGAATAAATGGTCTTTATAAATTTCTTTTAATCTGTTTATTAATTCAATATCTTTTTTAGATACGACAGTAGTCCCACAAATATAAATACCATCGTGTCTTTGCCCTAAATTGCCTTTTAAGAATAATGTATAATCATCAAAATTCTTATTTTTAAAATCAAATAATTCATTTAATGTAAATATCCATTGCTTCATATTATCCCTCACATTTTTATTTTTATAACCTTTTCAACCTTAACTTCATCTGTGCTTGTATATTCTTCAAGTAGTTTTTTTAGTTCTTTTAAATCTTCTATCTCGGCTGACGTTTCTTTGTCATTGCCTTTGATTTCTATTTTATATGTCATTTTACACCTCTTATTTTTCTTATTATCTGTTCTTTTTCATCTTTTGTTAAGTTCCAATTATTCCTTACGTTATTTTTTAATTCTTCTATTGCTTTCTTGTCTTTTGTAAGCCTGTACTTAAAATATTGTTTTTGTAATATTGGAATCCAAAATGTATCAAAATGTTCTTTATAGTTCATAATATTTCTCCATAATGACCTATCTTAGGTTTATATTTTAAATAAATAAAAATTTTTTCGTATCTATTACCGTTGATATATAATCTCTTTATAATGTTTTGTCTTAGTTCTTTGCTTATAATTTTCAAATCACTAATTTGTTTACCTTTATAGCATCTATTCATTACTTCGATTATTTCTTCTTCCATAATCCCTCCATATTTGCTTATTTGCCCCAAACTCGCCACTACAAACTCGGACAAATAAACGAGGAAGCTACTTAATGAAAAGTAAAATGTGGCTTTTTAAATTTCTTCTATATCTACTCCATATTTTTTAATAAATAACTTTTTCTTTAATTTGTACGTATCAGTACGATAGCCTTTTGTATCAATTACATGTAATCCGTCTTTATCTTCATACACAAAGTCTGCATAGTATGATATTTCACGTATTTTTTTGCCATTAAAAGTAAAGCTGGCTTGTAGGATATATTTTTTTTGTAATTCTAAATTCCATATAAGGCCAGTATTTTGCATTAGTTTTAATTTTGTATAATAATTTCCTTCACGCTTTGAATCGAAGAGTATACCGTCTATTGTTATTTTTTTATTGTGATATTTGTTCATTTATTCTTTTCCCACAGCTTTCATATAGTTTATGTTTAAATTCAATAAAATCATTTTTATATACTCTTCTAAAACAATAATCACAGTATACAAAGTCAACTCTGTTTGATATATAAACACTATGACCACATTTACATTTGTGTCTTATTTGTGCTAGTGCCTCTTGCCTTTTAATGTCATGTTTAACCATTCCTTGCATACTATCAGCCCCACTTTCTGTATTTAAGTTCCTCTTTATTCCAATTAGGGTATTTTTCTTTTAAATAATTTTCAAATAAAGGTAACATTTCATTACGATATTTTGAATTATCTAACATATGATGATGAAACCTACAACCAAACGCCCCATTTTCAGGTATACCTAATCCTAGTTTAGAACGTGGTATAAAGTGCATTATGTCATGTACTATACAATCTAACTTATTAAGGTTAAATTCTTCCATACGGTAGTTCATTTGACAAAATATACATGTTTTATCACGGTCGATTATTTCTTGTGTAGTTTCCTTGCTAAATTGGAGTAATTTTGTGTAGCTTACCATTATACCCACCTCAATTTAAGTTCTTCAATTTGACTTGGCGTTAGTGTTTCTATTCCTAATTGTTTAGCCTCATGTACTACACCGTCTATAAGTACACTCATTTGTTTTGTATTCATCTCAGAACTTGGAAGATACGCTTTATATGATTTAAATAACTTGTCTCCTCTTTTGATTGTACTTTCAACGTCATAATATTTAATCAATCCTGTTATATCTTGTTCTGCTGGTAATAAAACACTATAAGTTTCACTATAAAATCTAAGCATTTCCATGTGTACATATTCTTTGGTTTGGTTTAAAGCTCCTGCTATTTTATTTACTAAAACCCAATAATAAGCATTTGCGTCTAATGATCTCTTGGATTTATGTTCTTTGACTTCGTATTCCTTATCATCATCACGTGTAGCTAAATACACGATTAGGTCTTTTGGTTTACCAATCATGTAATCACTTCCTTTAGTCAAGTATATTGTCTATGTCTACTTCGTCTCCAAATTGAAGAAAAGGGTCTTCACTTTTTGAGTTTTGTATAGTCTCCTCTACTGTTTCAAACTGAGTTATCATCACATAAGGCATTGTTTGTTTATCTTTCAAGTAAAATGTTATAAATGCATTTTGAATATATACTCTTGTTTTGTTTTCAAGTGAAACGCCTTTTTTAAATTGACAAGGCATATACCCATAGTACTTTGTTCCGTTTCTATCTTTTTTCGAAAGCCCTATACTATAAAATTTTCTTCCTTGATAATCTCTTCTAAATATCGTTACTGGTCTATCATTACTTACGTTCATTTTTACCCTCCATTATTATTTCATCTAATTCATTCATTAAAATATCTGCTCTTTTTTCTGTGTTAATTTTTATAATTACATATCCTTTTTTAACTAAATCTATTAATACCCATATTGCCACAATAACCATGAAAGTTAATCCTGTTAATACGGTACTTACTATCGCTAATGTCATCCTTTTTACCTCCTAAATAAATACAATGTCTCCGTCTTGAATACATTGACTACATAAATAACCACATCCTCCATTAATAGCTCCGTCTGTATCTTCTAGTTCATCTTCTTTGAACCATTCTTCACATTGGTCGCATTCTCTTAATTCTTCTATGTCATCACTTCCACATACTGGACACTCTTTAATAGTGCATTCATGAGATGTAGGGAAAAGATGTGATACACCATATTCACTTTCAAATGTTGTTTTTCTCATCTTTGGCTCATTAAATTCATTTTTGCAGTCATTACATAACCACATATTTACCCCTCTTTTCCTTTTAATTTGCTTATAGCGTCTTTTAGCTGTTCTATTGTCATATCACTGTCTGTAGATACTTTATAGTGCTTATACATGCTATCTCTGTCTACTCCTGTTTTTAAGAATAGTTCGTTTAAATCTCCCATTAGAGTTAGTTTCTCAGTTTTTTCATCATCAGTTAATATTTTTACGTTTCTATCAGCATATATTAACTTAATAGCTGTTTTAATTTCTCCATCTGTTTTTTCATTTTCAAGTAGCCAATCTAAATAGCTTTGTGGTACTTCTGTAAGTTTTTTACCGTTATGTTTTCCAAATGTTAATGTGAATTCTTTAGCTTCTGTTATTGTCATTGGTTTTTCTCTTTTTGGCCTGCTTAAGCTTTGTGCGTCATCATCCTCTGTAGCTAGTCCAAAAGCCATTAATAGGCTATAACGTCTTGCATATGTTAAAGCACTTCCTTGTTCTTGTGCTGGGTTTTTAATACCTGACAAAGTAGCGTCTACTACTTGGCATCCTCTTTTTGGTTTATCTTCCCATTCTCCGTCAATAAAACGATATGTCATTATGTAGTCTTTTTGATTGTGTTCGTTTGTTTCAATAGTTTGATAATATTTCATTCCGTTTTCTTCAAGATACTTATGTATTTCTGCTAATTCTGTGTATTTATAACCATAACCCTCTTTATTTTTTGTTAATGTAGTTTTTTTCATTTTATTTACCCTCTTCCTTTAGAAAATATTTTTTATATCTAGTCTTTTTTCCAAATCTGTTTGTAGTTTTAATCCACGTATCGTCAATATCGAAAGTTATTCTAAGTTGCCTTATGTACTCAGAAAGTCTAGTACATCCTAAGTCAATAAAAGCTTCATACGTAGATATACTTCCAAACTCTTGAATATAATTTAAAACTTTTTCCCTCATATTCTTTTTAGCCTTTCTTCTAATTCTTTCATCTCTTCATCACTAGCTGATGTTTCCTCTAGTTCTTCTCCATACCAGTTAGGTTTTGTTTCAAGTTTTTTTAATGGATAAAAATCTTTCCATGCTCCATTAATAGCATTTGTTATTATTTCTATCTTTTCTTCATCAGTAGTTCCATATTCATTAAGTTTATTAACTAATCTTTTAACTACTGTTTCTGTTACTGTATATTTGTTCTTAGTTCTTAATTCTAAATACTCTTTAAATAATTTATAAATATTATCTTTATTACTTAAATTAGAAATATATATACAAGAAACTAGAAACATAAAACTAGAAACTGTCTTTTGTTTACCCTTTAGCTTATCGTTTTGGTTATCTGTTAGGTTGTTTTTAGGTTGTTCTTTAGGTTGTTTTTTTTCTGCATTATTATTACCCTCAGGAGCTCCGCCTTTAGACCCATTAATTATTTTTGTTTTAGTCTTTTCTAGCCCCATAAATATACTTGACCAAACACTATATTCGTCAGAGTCTTCATCAAAATTGGGTTTCTTATTTTCAAACATATACTCTGATATAGCCTTATATAGTTTTAATTGTTTATTATTGGGTAACAATTTAATTAGTCTATAATAGTTTTTATAAAATCTGAATCCATTTATTTCATCCACTTGTTACCTCCATTTGATTTTTTTATCGTTTTACTTTATAATCAAATTAGTTTTATTTATATAAAACTGTTTGATTATTGTCGACATTTCCCTGAACAAGAGTGTCGGCTTTTTTGTTGTCTAAAGCTGTTATAAAACATGTTCCTAATATCATAATTACAAATAATATTATTGTTTTGCTTTTTAACATCTCGATCATATTTATTCTCCCCTTTCAATCTTTGCTAATTTTTTCAAGTAATTAATATTTATGTGAAAATAATTAATTACGTATTCCATTGGTACTACTGCCTGTTTTGGCAATCTATAGCCATCATGTTTAACTTGTTGTTCTATTTCTTTTCGTACATCAATAGCTTTATTTAAACCAATACCCCCAATTACTTTTATTGCCTTGTTATCAGCCCATTGACTTGTCATAGCTTGTAATTGTTCACTAGCAGTATATTTTTTCATATTTCACCTCCACGTTTCTTATTAAGATACCTATTTTGTAAAAAAAATATCATAAGCGGGTGTTTCTAAATATTCAGAAATTTTTTTCATTTCTTCATACGTTAAAGGTATCATACCTTTTTCTTTTTTGTAATAAGTTGCAGGGCTTTTATAACCTAAAAATTTAGCAAGTTCATGACCACTTATTTTTTTTGACTTTCTGATTTCTCTCAATCTATTTTTCATGTTACACCTCCTTCGGTATCTTGTTAAGATACTTCAATTATACCACTTTGTAGTTTCTTGTCAAGATATTTTTGTAATTTTTTTTAATTTTTTATTTCCAATTAGGAAAAAAGTCTTTTATTTCTTAAAAAGAAACATTATAATACGTGGTAGAAAAGGAGGAAACTATGAACAGAATAAAAACATTGCGTGAACGTGATAATATGACACAAGAAAAACTTGGTAAATTATTAAATGTTCAAAAAGCTGCAATTTCTAAATACGAAAATAATGTTGTTCCACTAACAGACGAAACAATATCAAAATTATGTGATATATTCCATGTTTCCTCTGATTATTTACTAGGAAAAACTGATATTGAAAATATAGAAAAGCCATATGAGGATGAATTAGAAAAAGTTTTATTTAGTAAAGCTAAAGAGCTTACAGACGAAGAGAAAAAAGCTGTTTTAGGAGTTATAAATGCAATAAAACGTAATGTAGATAATGGAAAAATATAAAGCACAATGCAGTATCCGTGCTAAGGAATAATGAAGGGGGATGTTATATGTGCTTTTTTCGTTGCTTAAAGGCGAAATAACACAAGATGATTATTTAAACTATAACAATACTACTGTTATCAAAATGTCGTTTCCTAGGCGTGTTTATGGACTTATTTTTAATTATCATGATAGATATTTTATCGTAATTAATAAATACATATCTTACTATAAACAAAAGAAAACAATATTACATGAACTAGCTCATATGGAATTATGTCATTTAGATAAGAAAAAGTTATTAGAATTTAAAATTGAAGGTTTAGAAGATGAAGCTGATGAGTACGTGAAACATTTAATGGAGGCGTTGAAATGGGATTAAAAAATTTTTTTAAAACATATTTTGGAACATCTCCAAAATATCAAAAAGAACCTGTCAAATCTGAAACAACATATCAAAATGTAGTTGATGAAGAAAATGATAATTTATTATCGTTTGCCGTTTATAGAAAATATCAAAAAATAATTTCACGTCATTTTGAATTAACGGAAAGTATTAAAATTAAATATTCTATTGCTATCAATCAACCAACAATTTTTAATAAACATGCTGAAGAATGTGAAGAATTATGTTTAGAAGATATACAAATAGCACCAATCTACAAACAATATTTAGATGAAGCTTCATCAGAAGAAAAGACATTTTATGGAATGTATCCAAGCTTTTCAATACTTGCTAAACTATATGAAAAAGAAAATAAATTGGATAAAGCAATGGTAATATGTGCCAGTGCAATAAAATTGGGATTTTTAATAGACCAGTCCGACGGTGGAATGCAAGGAAGATTAGCCAGATTAATAAAAAAATATAATAAAAACAACAATAAAAACTTACAATTTGATTATGAAAAAAATATATTATTTGATGATAAAACGGGAGACGTGCTGTTTTAATAACCTACCATTTTTGGTAGCATTTAGGAGGTACATTTATGCCAGTATACAACGAACCTGATAAAAAGAAATGGACTAAAGATAAAAGACATTGGTATTTTAGATGTACCTATGAAGATATAAATGGTAATAAGAAAAGATATAAATCAAAGATGTATTTTTCAAGACAAGATGCAGAAGATGAAGAAAGTCTATTTTTAATAAAAACAAAAAACCATGATTCTATAAGTAATGGCACTTTATTTAATGAAGTGTTTAAAGAATGGTTATTTTATAAAAAAAGAAAGGTAAAATCTTCCACATACTACGAACAGAAAAAAATTGCTGAAAAACACATTTTATCTGAGTTTAAAAACACTAAACTGTTTTCAATAAAGGAAAGTACATTAAATCAATGGTATGAAAAAATAGAAAAATCTAATTATAGTACTAAACATAAAAACAAAATAATAGGTTTTTTTAGGGAAATACTTACCTATGCTAAAGAAACGTATAACTTCAATAGCAAAATTATAAATCTACTTCATAATATTAAAGATGAAAAGCCAATTAAAGACGAAATAATAGATAATTATTGGACTTATGATGAATTTAATACATTTATAAAATATGTTGATGATGAATACTACTCTTTGATTTTTAACTTTTTATATTATACTGGCTTAAGAGTCGGAGAAATGATAGCACTGAACTGGCACGATCTGAATTTTAAAAATAAAACCTTAACGATAAATAAAACTTTAACAAACAGATTAGGAAACGGTTCTTTTATGATTACTTCACCTAAAACAAAGAACTCAGTAAGAAGTATTGATTTAAGTGATAACATTATTGAATTATTAAAAAACCACTACAATAAAGAAAAAAAAATATATGGTTTCAATAAAGATATGTTTATTTTTGGTAATGTAAAACACTTATCCACTACTACATTAAGAAAATATTTAAAATACTATATTGATAAAGTTCAAGAAAATAATTTTAAAAGTATAACTATTCATGGCTTTAGACACTCTCACGTTTCATTGCTAATATACCTAGGAGCAGAATTCAGAGACGTTGCAGAACGTGTCGGAGATACCGTTTCTATGGTACAAAATACATATTATCATATGTACCCTGAAGATAAATCTAAAGTGATAAAATTGTTAAACAATCTTTAAAATAAGGTCGTAATATGGTCGTAAAAAATAAAAACCGTTGCAAATCAACGGTTATTTTTACATGGTGCCGCAACGGAGAATTATTAAAGTCTTTTTTGACATTTTATAAATGTTTGTTTTTCTTTTGTTTTCAACAGTTTTATAGTTTTTATTCACGACTGTTTTTATAACATTTTAAAAAACGTGGTCGTAATATGGTCGTAAAATTATTTCAATTTTCCCTTTTCTAATAACTCTTTAGCTTTTCTAATAAATTCTACTTTTGACATTCCTTTTTCTTTAAGAATACAATCTAATTCTTTTTTTTCCTCTGCTTTCAATTCCGTTTTAAATTGTTTATAATGTTCTTTATTATATTGTTGATTATACTTAACCTTATTAAATTTTTCTTCCATATATATAAAATTGACAATTAATCTATAAAAATATATAATTAAGTGGAGAGATGGAATTAAATCCATCTCCTTGAAATCACTTTTTTGGTCTTCTTGCCACGAACTTGAATTCCAAGAGTGATTTTTATTATCCACAATTTTATAGATAATTCCAACTTATTCACCTCACTTTCTATATTAATTATATCATAAACATAGTACTATGTCAATATTTTTTTGCAAATTTTGTCGATTTTTGTCGACTTATTTTTGTTGACTTTTTACGACACTACAATTAGTATATTACTCGTATTAAGGACTTCCTCCTTTCATTGAAGCCTTAATACATTTAGCTCTATTTATTAGAGCTTTTTTGCATAAAAAAAAGAAGTAAGGACAATAATGCCCTTACCTTTATATAATAAGACGCAAATTTATAATGTTTTACTTCTTGTTTTATTTTTAAATGCATTCATGCGTCTTAGCTTATTGTTGCTCCTGTAGATGGTGCTACATATATCTGAACTTCTCCAAAGTCTCTAGTTCTAATTACTGCTACATTATTTTGAGTATATCTTAAAATGTCATAAGTAAGACCTCCAAATTTTGAAGGTTTTAAATAACCACACTCATTACCCTTTACTGGTTTTTTATTAAGAGGATATACTCTCCAACTTGTGGCACTAGCTGGCAAATGTAATTTACTTCCGCTACTTACTGGTGCTGATACAGTGTTATTTTTATTTTTTAAAATATTTAGTAATTGTATATTCTGACTAGCTGTTCCAGTGTAGCCTGAAATTCCGTTTTCTTTAGCTAATTTTGAACGATTAGCAAAGGAACTGTCTATTCCTACTGATTTAAGATAATCAACGATAGAACCACCTTTATTTGAAGAATTTGAACTCGTTTTAGTTGGTACAGTAGCTTGTCCTAATTCTGTTCTTACCATATTAAGAAACCTTTCCCAGCCCATATCTAAAGTTCTATGAGGACAGTATTTATTTGCGTAGTCTTGATGTTTTGTAACTTTATCTATTCTCCAGCCTCTTTCTCTAAGCAACTGAGCTATTAATTTACATGCATTCTTTTCAGCTTGTAAAAACCTTTCTCCACCTGATTTAGAATAACATATTTCTATTGCTATTCCTTCACGGTTTCCTTTTCCGTTCCCATCTCCTGAATGCCATGCGTTACGATTAAGCGGTATTCCTTGTACTACTTCTTTATCATCTACTGCAAAATGGAATGAAGTTTGATTATTATTATTTATCATATACGATATTTCATTATTTGCACTAGCATCATTATATGTATTATGTACTACTATTCTAGTTGGATTCATACTATAAGGACATTTTATATTATATTTACTAGGACTTACTAGCATTTGTCTTATATTCATACTTATTCCTCCTCTTTCCTTAACTGTTCTAATACATCTTTTAGTTTTTGTGGATAAGGTACATCTAATTCAGCAGTATTTTCTAAAATAGATATGCCTTCGTTAGCTATATAGAATGATATTACTAGGTATCTTAGAGCCTCAGCTCCTAGAATATTATCTAGTCTAGTTGCTAAAGCTACTAAGCATAGTATTATTATCTTTCCAAAAATACCTTTGAATCCTATCTCACTTGATAGTTGTTTTCTTACTATAGCCCTCATCACTCCTGTTACGTAGTCTATTGCTATGAATAGTAGTAATGTTGTAAGCATTATATCGAAACCTCCTAAAAGGTAGCCAACTGCTCCACCTATTAAACTAAATCCTATTTTTAACTCTTTCACTCTGTCACCTCCCACACATTCTTCAAAGCCTCTATATCTAAATACATCTGCTCGTTTCCGTCTTCGTATGTTGTTGTTGTGTTTGTTACACCGTTGTATGAGTGTGCGTTGTTGTAGATGTTGTTTAGTTGTGAAATTAGAGCTGTATCGGTTATTGGGATGTCGGTGTATTGTGCTTTTAAATAATATACTGTTACATTGTTTTCTGATAGCCATTGTTTCCAACTATTTAAACCTGAAATATCAGTATATCTAAATTTTAATTTTGTTTGACTTGCTACTGTAGCGGTGCCTGGTGCAACTAAACTATTGTAATTATTCCAATTTGAATTATATGTAACTCTTTTAAACTTATCTACTAGAACATTTGGTAGTTCATTATTTGATGTTGTGATTAATGAATTTGGAATATTTAGTGTATAAGGAGCTCCGCCGCCTTCATTAATCCATCCACTTTCACTACCATCCAAAACAATCTTACCAATATATTCACGTTTATACCACATACCAACTTGTCCGTATGGGAAGTATGGTTTTACTTCTGAGCCTTCGGTAATTTGAATACTGTCTAATATTTCTTGTTCTGTTAGGGTTTCACCAGTATTGTAATACCAACAAGCTAAATACTTGCTATCACTATCTGATGTTGATGTTAAATATTCCAAAGAAGGATTTCTCATATATCCTGTTACAGAAATGTTTACACTAGGTTCTTCATTAATAAATCCAATAGTATAATAATTAGATATTTTTTTTGAAACTGTATATGTGGTATTTGGTTTACATGGTATAAACAACACCCTATTACTGTTTGATGATACTAAAGAATGACTAGAATTTATTTGATAATTACCTTTAATAACATCATTCTTATTAAACAAATTATAACTTACATCACTACTACCAATTATTCCATCTCTAATAGTTCCGTCTGGTGATGAGTTTAGTTCTATATTGCCTAGTGATAAACGATAATTCTGTTCTTCATGTTCTACATAAGTACTTGGTGCTGTTGAACCTTTGACTAACATAAATGTATCATAGTCTACTGTATCACTTGTCCACCATTTTACATAATAAGCATTTTCTACGTTTATTGTTTTTGTACTACCAGCAATTTGAGTATTGCTCAACATATTATAATCTTTATCATATAAGAAAAATCTTCCATAAGCTGATGTAGTTGTTATTACTGAAAAGTTCAATGTTACTTCGTTAATATTTTCTACGTTTACATAATTTTTAGTTCTTTTTCTATCTGTTGCTGTTCCTTGTGGATTACCAGTTGTTTGGCTTAACATACCAAACTCTAATTCTCCATCAAACAAATTCTCATTCTGCAACACTAAATTATTCTCCCCAGTAACACTCTTTACTGAAATAGGTGTAGTTGGTGTAGGCTCTCCGTCTTGACTGCTAACCCCCTGTGGTGTAATACTCATTTTATCCTCTACTACACCATTTAACGATAAATCAGCACCGTTACCACTTACTTTAGGGTATTCTTCAAATAAGTCCACGTCACCGTTTATAGCACCTAATATTTTGTCATTTAACACGTTTGCATAGCTTCTGAACGTACTTTCATCAGTCAAGCCTGCTCCTGTGGTATTTATTACTGTTTTTAAATTCTGCTTGGTAGTGTTTAAATATGTTAGTTTTTCTGCTGTTGCCCCCATTAATTACACCCCCTTATCATATACTTTCTCCATTAATTGTATCTAGTGCTGTGTTTATATCGCCTATACGTGCATTTAAAACGTTTTCTAAAGTACCTTTTCCTATAAAATAATTATCGCTGTCATTCAAATAATTTGCATAACTTCGTACGTTTGCAATCGGTCTACCACTAGACATCGATATACCATATCCTGTCCTTATAACACCACCAACACTACTTGTAGCATAATCAGTATTTTTAACGTAGTCTGTTAAATCAGGAGTATCTCCCTTTTCTCCCTGTGGACCTTGCGGACCTTCTGGACCCTGCTCTCCTTGTGGGCCTCGAGGTCCTTCTGGGCCTTGTGGACCTGTTGCTCCAGTATCTCCTTTGTCACCTTTGAAATAGCCACTTTCTACTTTTTCTTCTAGATCATCGGCTAGAGCATTCATCTCATTTAATTCATTGTTTACTCTACTTTCTAATTGTTCGTACTCTGTAGGTGTTCCACCTTCACTATTTTGAGCGTCTTTTACATATGAGCCGTCAAATACATGAATTATATCAGGACTAGGTGAATATCTTAATACTAATTCATCATTGTTTGTTTCATAGGCATATACACCTATTTTAAGTACACCTTCTTCTAGTACTTCAATAGGAATATTACATTCATTATTAACAATTGTTTCTAAATATGGTGCATCGTCATTTAATGTAAATACTGCTTTTTGTACTAGACCGTTGTATTCTTCGTCAAAATCAAATTGACATTTATGTATGTTATATTCTCCATCATTAAGAATATCTTTATTTATTTTTACTTCACTTTGTGTTACTTTTATTTCCATTTCTAACACGCTCCTAGTCCTTCAACCTTATTAATTCTTATCTGATTTATATTCTTTTGATTTGAAACGCTAGCGTTTGAAAAATTTAGGTATCCACCATTATTAAATTTTATAAACTTACCATCAATATTGTAACTAGCAAATCCTAGCTGTACAGTTGTACTGTTAGCCCACTCTACACATGAAACAACGAACGGGCTAATTGTCGGTACAATGGTTGTTCCATGCATGTTTTGATGTGTAAATGTAATTCTTAGATAGTCATAATTACTAAGTTCTTCACTGCATTCAAAATCTTCAAATACTCCTTCTGAATTTTCATATAAAATAGTAGGCTTTAATTCATCTATATTTTTTTTTATTTCTTGTTGCTCTTGATAGTTTTCATTAACAACATTTTTTATCTCATTCATATCAGCATCAGTAACTTTGTTTATATCTGGTATGTTTGGATTATCATTAATTTTTACTTTGTTTTCATAAGTTATTTGAGCCATAATCTACCTCCTTTACTGTACTTCTACATTTTGTAGAATATTGTAGGTTTTTCCTACTTCTAAAGTTAAATTATCTATGGTTTGATAAATCGTAAGTTCATCATTACTTATTATTTCTAAGTTGTTTATTGCTTTACTTACATAAAGAATAAAATTATATTGATATACTGTAGCTGTTAAAACTACTATTTGCACGGTTGGATTTAATTTTATTATCATATTTGTTCCATCAGTGTAATTCACTCTTACTTTTGTTGCTTTTACATCATCATAATTATTATTTTGTGTAGTACTCCCATTTAACCTAGATGCTGCCGTTGGATTTAAAATTGTATTATTTGGGTCATTATCATTTCTTATTGATATACTATTAGCAAAATTTATATTTAAAGTTTCATATATGTTTTTTGTAATATCTGTTGTATCTTCTGTTAACGCTAAATTTGTTTCACTAATTAAGTCGCTTTTGCCTATTGTAACGTCATTTAACATTGTATTAGGTATTTGTACTGTTGACGTAGTTGTTGTCCCTAGAACGGTCTTATTATATAAATTTCTAGCGAATATTATATTACCATCAGTATCATAAAGAATACCGCTATTATGAATAAGACAATTAAGGGCTTCATAGGGTAGTCCATTGTAGTTATTTTGATTAAATACTAGTTGTATTTTTTGAGTTGTTGATAATTTTGGACTATATATAGTTATTAGATTATAAACATCATTTATATATATTGTCGTTTGCATATCTGCACCAATATTTCCACTAAAGGCTTCCGTTTCAATATAATATGGTGTGTCATTTATAAACATACCAATATAGTTATTCCATAAATAAGATGTTCCGCTTTCTGTATACCATCCATATTTAAAAAACAGTAAACCGTTTAAATTAAATAGTGTTAGCCTCGACCTTAAATAAACAAAGGGTTTTGAAAATTCATATATTTGTTCAAAATAATTCGTATCATAATTTACTTTATATAAGGTGCCATATGTAATATTATTTGAAGTTGAAGAATACGTTACATATGTATCCTCTGAATTTAATTTCAAAATGTCATTTATTGTTCCACTACCAGGATTATTGACATTATAAGAGGTAATTAAAGTTGGATTTTCACCAAAAGAATAAGTAAGTTCAATATAATTATTAGAACTAGCAGAGCTTTGGCCTCCCAAAGATATGCTGAAATTATCTCCATTATAGATATTAAAATAAGACAGTATAGAAAAAGCATACATATCATTATTAATAACCAAATTCCAAACATTGCTTTCACCTACATTTATAGTTAGAGAAACAACCCCAAAACCATTTGCATTATTAACTTTAGTATCAACAAAAACAAAATAATCAGCACTTCCGTTTTTCTTCGTACATCGGTTTTTACCATTTATTCCAATGTTAGCTATTTGACTATTTATATTTGATGGGAAAAAATAGCTTTGTCTTAATTTTACAGTAAAATTTCCTGTCAATATTCCACTTTGCAGAATTTTGTTAAGCATAATAAATCTATAATTATTAGGAACAGTTGTATCATAAAAAGCATTTTTGTTATCTACACCATATATATATCCTTCTTCGTCAATATTGAGTGTTACAAATGGTCTAAATTGTGTTCCACTATCGTATTCTGTAATAAGTGTTACTGGTTCAAAAGCTTCATTAACTATATAAATAAAGCCATAATAAGTGGCATCACCATAAAGCCCATAAAATAAATAATAAGGGTTATTTGATTGCTTAATATAACCTTGCGGAACTGGAGATTCTAACTCATTTCTTAAATAAGTAAGTATATTTTGATTAATTTCACCTTTATCAATAAATTGTGGTTCATTTGCTCCTGTTTCAGGTTCTATATTACCAGTCATATATTTAATTAATTTTTCCTTATAATCTTCTGTCATATATTACCTCCTACTGCATAAATGGACTATCTAACGCACTATCTAGTACATTATCTCCAGTTACAGTTATTTCTGTAGCACTAGCATTACTAAATATTATTAGTGCTTGGTTTTCCAAGTCTACATTACGTGTTATAAAGTCACCTTGTGAAATATTCCCTGTATTTTTACTACGTTGATTGTCAAAGTAGTTTATTGCATTTTCACTATTAAATGAGCTAACAAGTGTATATGTATAAAACACTTTATTATTTAGTGGCAAAATTAATATTTTCTTTGACTTAACCATATAATCAGTATCTAATTCATTAAGTGGTGCGTCAAAATAAACTGTCTGTCCTACGTTCCATATATTTTGAGTTGTCTTTATAGTTAAATTAATTTCAGGGCTTCCTTTATATTTCAAATATGATTGTCCTATTTTGACAAGTTCATCACTACTTGTTACGTCATTTCTATTCTCATATCTAGCAAATACGCCTTTACGTTCTGTTTGACCTGCAACTCTAGTAACCTCATCATAATTGTAAACAACTTGTCTACCTTGGACTAAAGGTATATAGGTTACATTAATTTGAGTTCCTGCTGTATAAAGTGAATCTGATTCAAGTTCATTACTACCATTCGAATAGTAAAAGTCAGCTGATACACCATAGTCTTGATTTTCTTTTAACGTAAACGTTGCTTCAACCCCGTTTACTGTTATTCTTGACATAACGCCTATGTTAGAACTCAATAAAAAGTTTGTATTATATCCGTCAGCTATTATTGTTTCTGTATAAGTAATATCTGCGTATACTTCATCAGATAACATTACTTGTTTATTTCTATAATCACGTGTTCCATAATTAAATGAAATATCTTCTATGTCATATTCTTCAAACCATTCATTTGTATAATCTATGTTAGTACCTTGTGGCATTAAAGAAGGATCATAGAAATCTACTGCTACAGTATGTTCATCTATCATATGTGTAGTCCATCTTGAGCCCGTAATATTAGCTAGGTAATTAAACACGTCATATGCTGTCTTATCTTGTGTGCTATAAGCTCCTATCACGTCATCAGCACCAAATATATTTATGTTACCTAGTACAAATCCATAAGGAGCTACTGTGTCAATTATCATTTGTATAGCCTGTGTAACAGTTTTTTCACTTATAACAAAATCTAACGTATCTCCTGTACTTAAGAAGTCTTTAAAGTCTAATACCTCTACAGAACAATAATGTGGATGTCTAGGATTAAGCGATATATTCCCTGTGTTCTTAACCATACCAGCAAATATTAAATTTCCGTCTTGCAAAATCTTACACATTGAAAAATCTTTAGGATAATAAAAGTTATTTACGTAATCATGTGTTAGTTCCCATGATTTAGGATAAACATTATCGAGGATAATTGAAGAAGTAGTAAGCATTTCTTCATTTATTTCTAAATTTTTATCACATACTACCTCTTCGTTGTTTATTAATATTTGTATCACTCTTATCCCCCCATTCCATAGTTATAGTCATTTTTAGCCCCACCTGAGAACGTTTTTATATCATTTACCATTCTACCTAGTGGGTCTTGACTTATGTTATTTATGGTATTTACTACTACATTTGGACTATAGTGTAGTGAACTAGAGTTAGCAAGTTGCGGACTTACACTAAATGTTTCAGCAATTTGTCCTTGTACTGTTTTTGTCATTTTGTCTAACTCTTCTGTGTATCCTAATACTGAAAATTTACCAATCATAGCAAATTCAGTAGATGGTGAATGTATTCCGAGAACTCCTTTTATTCCATTTAAAATTGATTTTCCAACATCTTTTACCTTATTGACTACCCAATTTTTCATTCCATTAACACCGTTCCATAAGCCTTTAAGCAAATCTCCACCTAAACTATTAAATGTACCAATGCCTTGTTTAAATCCATTTATAATAGAACTGATTATTTGTGGTACTTTTGCTACTAGCTGTGGAATTGCTTTAATTAGTCCTTTACCCAAAGCCAACATAAGTGTTGGACCAACTAAAACTAATTGAGGGACAGCACCAACTAATCCATTTATTAATGCTTCTATAATTGTCGGTAGCATATCTATTATTATAGGTATAGCTTCAATCAAACCATTTGAAAGACCGATTATTAATTCAATACCTGCTCTAACAAACGCTGGTAAATTATTCAATAAAACTGGTATTATTCCTAAAACAGCTTGTACAATAAGTGGTATTAGTGTAGGCATTGCATCCGCCAAAGAATAAATAATTTCTAACAATCCGTCAAGTAAAAGTTGTATTATTGTCGGAAGTTGTGCTGATAAAGACTGTATAATTGTAATTAAGCCATTCATAATTACAGGTATTAAAGTCGGCAACGTTCCTAAAACGCTTTGTACCAAAGTAATAAAACCGTCCAATAATGGTGGTACTAAACTTTGAATTAATGTTGGTAGTTGTGGAATTAAAGCATCAATTAATCCTACAGCACTATTAAGTAATATAGGAAGTATATTTTGAAGTAAACCAGGTAATAATTTTCCTACTGTATCAACTACTTTTGGTAAAGCTGCACCTATACTATTTAAGGCTCTTTCTATTACTGGAAGCAAATTGTTAGCAAATGTCATAGCTGACGTAACGAAGTTATCAATTAGCTTATTCATATCAGCACCGTCTTTTGAAAAACCAGCAATTAAGTTATTCCATGTTGCTTTCGTCATGTTTAAAGAACCAGATATAGTTTCACTTGCTTCTGCACCAGTTTTGCCCCATACACCATAAGCCTCAGCATAATGTTGTATAACGTCTATAATTTCATTAGAAGTCAGTTCTTTTACATCTTTGATTTTTCTACCTAATACGCCACTTGAATTAGCAGCCTCAATAAATCCTTCTTGTGTTCCTTTAATACCCAAATTTAAGTTATCAAGGTAAACAAATGACCCTTTTAAAGCCCAGTTTATAGCATTTTGGTATTGTTCTACACTTCCTCCGTAAGTATTAAACAAATCACTTGAAATTTGTAGCATTTTATTTGTATACTCTATTGAATCAGCGTTTTCGCCAAGACCTGCATTTACTAAAGGGTAAGCACCCTGAAAAGCTGTTAAGTATTCGTTTTGGCTCATTGTAAGGTTTTTATAAGCTTCTTCACTTTGCCCCAGTATTTTGTTCATTTCAGCAGAGCCATCACCGAATAAAGATTTAAGTCCACCCTCTAGCTGCTCAAATTCTGCATATGCATCAGTACTTTTTTTTACAAGTACACCAATTGCTGTAGCTGTTGCTCCAATTGCAACCGTGGATACTTCAAACGCTTTTTTTATTCCTTTAGCTACTGCTCCAAGTGTTTTATTAACCCCAGCTGTTTTTTTATCAAAATCCTTAGAGTCAGCTGTAAATTTTGTTAATACTTCTGCTCCTTGCATAGATTTCCTCCTTTCTAATAAAAAGAGTGAGGTTTATCCACCCCACCTGAAAGGTATTCTAATCGGTAATTACTGTACCTTTTCCAATTATGTTGATTGTTATTCCAAATTCTCCTTCATCTTCGGCAGCTCCGCCTAAGTCTGAAAGTGAGAAACTAACTGGTACTTGATACTTTGTATATTCAAGTACAGCGTTTTCAACACCAGTCAATAATTCGAATTGCATTAATTGATTATTAAACTGTGCGATTTCTCCAGTAGCAATCAACGTATGAATATCACCTAATAAGCTAGTTATTGCAGTGTTATTCATGTCTATTTTGACAGTACCTTCTATTGTCAAAGCAACACCTGTTTTTAATGCTCTTTGAATAGCGTCACAGAATACATAGAACGTTTTTTCTTCAAAGTCTGTGTTAAATGTAAGCTCTGAAGCTGTACACATTGGAGTAAACACAGGTGCTGCAGTTGTTCCAGTATTTGGAGCTAAGTTCTTTATGAAATCACGGTTATTTATAAAATATTCCATGTTCTACCTCCTTTATTAAGCCACACGATTTACAATACATCTTAAAGTCATTGTATAAGCTACTCTTCTAATATCCATATATTGAATAGTTCTAGGATTTGCTAATTGTGAAAATATTAATTGCCATTTTTGACCGTTATAGTCCACGATAACGTGTTTTCCGATTAATGAGCCTATTAATACACTTGTATCCTTTTCCGACTTAATACTGTCTCCATAAATGGAAATATTGTAATAATTGAATAAAGGATTTACATCACCATAGAATACTATCTTTTCTCCGCTCTCTTCTTGAACGACAATAACGTTCAAATCATTATCATTTGTAGAATACTCAGCTTTGAAAATGTATTCATCAGTCAATGTCTGTAAGTAATTAATAAGTACAAGATTTTTATTTAAAATATCCTCTTGTGTCAAATTCTATGTCCTTTCTTTGCACTTTCTATAGCTCTCGACATGATGAGTTCTTTATCATTTTTAAACTCTGTCATATACCACTGTGCATATGTTTCGGGATTAGTCCAGTTAGTACCTTTTTGTGGATACTTCCATACTGCTGGAGCGTACTCTACACCATCAGCACCTAATCCATAAGTTTTATTACCTAAAGTTCGAACTCCCTCAGCCATTGCAGCTCTATTAAGTTCACCTGTTAAGTAAGGAAAGTGTCCTTTAGAATTAGTTAAATCAAGCGTGATTCTTGCAGTATTAAATACTACATCGTCAATATACTGATTTAATTCTTTAACAGGTAGTTCTTTAGGTATTTCGACTTTAACATTAATCATTTAACAGCCACCGTATAATTGACAATCTTATTCCATATCCAGTTATCCTTAACGTGCAAAATAGAGTAAGTTTTCCCTCCAAAAATTAGTTGGTCTCCCTCTCTAACGTCTACACACCTTTTAAGTATGTAATAACCTGTTGCCTCTGGTACGGTATACATACCAAATTTAACTGTTTGGTCTACGTTATAAGGACAAGCAACTATTTTTTGTTTTTGCTTATCTTGGTCATCATAATAAGTACTTTTGTTCCTATTATTTTTAATCAAGATAGCAGGCATTCCATTAACATTAAACATTAATTATCGAATGGTAAACTTAATCCCATATTTTGACTTATTGGATTACCTCTGAACATGTATCCAGCATTAGCAAGTATTCTTAAAGCTAAAGTAGAATAATCAGTATATAACTCATTTTCCATATCTCCAGCCTTAACCCTTCCTTTATAATCAATAAGTGGAATATCATACTCATACATGAACCTTAACTGTTCCATAGAAGCATTTTTAATAGCAGTAGGAACGGTATCGCTTGTCCAATTAGGATTACGATACCTAAGTCCTACTTGACTATATATCATTTGGCTTACTGCCTCTATTTTCCATAAATCTACTTGTGGAATTGATATTTGATATTTATTTGTAAATTCGTTTTCAGTAAAGAAAGTCATATTATGACCTCCTTTCTAATTAGACTAATCTGAATATTGCTTTATCTTCAACAACTTTAGCACCGAATAAGATATTACCTTCAAAGATAAAGTATCCTGGCCATCCTTGTGGACTAACGTGTTGAACGAATGCATCGAAGAATGCATCTCCTACTACTGCCATTGGGTTAAAGAAATATCCTTTAATAGCTGCGTCACTTGCATTTTTGCCTAATACTGCGTCATTGATAGCAAATGCATCTACACCATAAGCTCTAGCAATAGTACCCCTGTCTACACCTTCTACACCTTGCATAGTTTCATATTTTAAAACTGATGTTAAAGCTGCAACATATTTACCATATTCTGTAGCTGAAAGACCCATTCTATAAGTGTCATATACATCAGCATTGAATAAATCTGCACTTAAAGATGTAAGTAAAGCAACATAGTCATCATTTGTAGCTGGTGCCCAAGTTTTCTCTACGATATTAGTGTCAGCTGCTAATTTACCAAATCCGTAAGTGTCGATTTGTTTAGCTACTGCTGAGTCTTTCTTTTGTAAAGCTGAATCTAAAGCGTTAGCTATTCCTGAACCTGTAACTAAAATTGGAATTCTGATTGAATAATCCATAGCAAGTTCAGTTAAGTCAACTTTAACTGAGTCATAACCCATTAATGATGGAGTTAATTGAGCTTGAAGTTCTTTAGTGTTACGTACATTTACAGTAACGTCTTTTGATTTAAGAACTTCGATCATTGGAACTCCTGCGTTTCTAAGTTCTCCAATATAAGCATCGTTTAACATTTTGTAGAATGTAGAACGATACATTAAATTCATATAAATTCTCTTGACTGTTCCTTGTAAGTCAAGTCCTACTTCTGTAAAATTCATTTACATAACCTCCTTATTTATGCATTAAATCCTTAATGCTAGTGTTTCTTGTTATTTTTATTTCGTGATTTTGTTTAGGTTCGGTATTAAAATTACCCTCATTTGGAACATCTGCTACTTGCTGTTTAGGAAAGTAAGTCGCTCCAAATTTTTCTTTAATCATACCTATAGCTTTTGAATCGTCTTGTTCTTCAGCATATAGAGTACTTCTTAGTTTAGCTACTTCGTCAAACTGTTCTTTGCCAAAACCTTGACTAAGCATTTCAACCTGTAATTTTAAACCACTGTTTGATTTAGAAATTTCAACGTTTTTTTCTTGTAAGTCGTTATATGTTTTTTCTAAATTATTATATTTTGTTTCTAGTTCCGTATATTTTGAAGTGCTTTCTTTTAATGCTTCATTTTTAGCATTATCGACCTCACTAGATAAAACATATCCCTTTCTAATATCTTTTTCGAGTTTTTCAACGTTAATATCGTCATTGGATAACTCGATATCCTTGTTTTTTAGATATTTTGTAATATCCATTTTTTCTCCTCCTAATCTAGAATTTTTGAGAGAAGTGCAATTTTGGTATACCTTATTGAAAGTTTATAGACATTCCAAGTCTGGTCTTTGTTTACCTTTTAATAGCAGTTATCTGCTTTTTAAGACTGTTAGTAGGTAATTCTGTCTTTATACCTCTTATAGCCTTGTTAATAGCGTTTATACGCTGTCTATTTTTATCAGCTAAAGCTTCGTTTCCGACTTCTTTAGCTATCTTCATATCAGTACGCAGTTTGCTTTTTTCAAGTGTTAAACTATTTACTTTTTGCCTTAAATCGTACATTGTTTCAACTTCATCTGTGTTATATACTCGGTTTCTAACTTGTGAATTATCCCAGTATATTGATAAAGTACATTTACAGTTAGGATGAAGTATATCTCCTACTTGTTCCCTAGCCTCTACGCCGATTATGCTTTCTACTTCATATCTTGATAAAGGCCTATTTTGATACTCGAAACAATGAAGACAACTAAACGGATGATATGGAATAATAAAGTAATTATTTCCGACTCTTTCGCTGTCTGACATAGTCTGGTTCCATCCTGCTCTAGTTAAATTAGTGTTATGTACCATTGACAAGTAAGTAGCTAATTGCATTTGTCTTAAAGCTTGTCCACTTTTATTAAAATAAGTGACAACTTGATTTATATTTTTATCATATCTATCAAGTGTTTTTTGAAGATATGTTTCACTATCTAAATCTCTGATTGAGTCCTTAGAACGTTTGTAAACTTTATTTACATTTTGTTCGAATTTCCTTTCAAATTTTTGGAAGTATTCTTCAGGAGTGAGTTTAAAATATTCATCTCCCATTACCCAATCTTCTGTTTCTTTGTATATTCCTTCTAATCTTCCAATATTGATAGCCTCATCAACATTATTGGAATGTACCATCATCATTAATTTTTCTATTTGGTTATCCATAAATTTGTGGTTTACGTTTCCCCAAATCTTATGGAGTTCATTTTGAAAGTAACTATTAGAACGTTTTTCTCTTAGACATCTAAAGAAAAGTTCTTTTGTTTTGTTTTGTTTATTTATGTAAAACACATTAGTTAGAAAAACTTGTTTCGCTATAAATTCACTAGAGTTCTTCATATTCTAATTGAGTTTGCCTTTCTTCTTCCCTATAAGCTTTGACAAGACTTTCTTCGTCTGTAGGCTCATCTATTAATTTGTTTAGTATTGGAGTAATAATTTTTGCTTTAAATGAATATGGAACTGTAGATGTACTTTGAATTTTTTTCAAAACATCTAACTTCTTCATATCGTCAAATCTTTCATTAGCTCCATAATCCCAATCAAGCTCTACTGGTATTTCATTTTCTGTTATTCCTTGGCTTTGTTGAAGTTTGACAATATTTTCTATTAATTTATTTATTTGTGGTTCTAATTGTTTTTTAATAGCCTCTATTGTCATCTCAGTTATATTTGCATTTAAATCAATACTAGCAACATTTTGATAAGCGTCTTTCTCATAGCCAAATGTAGCAGGACTTAAATTAGCCATTTGTATAATTTGATAATCACAGAATTTGAAACTTTCAACGTAAGAATTGTGTCTTATATCGCCTTGCAAGAATTCAAACATTTGATGTTCTTTATCTCCAGGTAGTAATGTAAAATAGTCTTGTAAATGATTTACTTCGATTGTCTTTACGTCATACATGTTTGAAGATGGTTGCCATGATCCTGCAATATCTCCTGACTGATAGTGCTGTGTAGTAACAATTCTTGTTTTGGTTTTTTCTATTTCCTCAGCAAACGTATTTAAAATAATCATTTCTTGATTAATTAGCTTTTCACTATCTTTAAAGAATTCTTGACCTGTGTCTATATTTACAATAGGCTCATAAGGTAAATTGTATATACGCTTATAGTTATTATCTGTTATGCTGTTAAATTTGCTTAGCGGTATTTCTAGCCACTCATTTTGTCTTTTTTCTTTTTGATAAGCTTTAAATGTTATAACAGATGTTCCATCGCTGTTTATTTTAATGTGTCTATTAAGTGAATAGTCAGCCTCTTCCCCCTCGAAGTCTTGAATAATATCGCAGCTAATAATCTTGTCATATTTTTGAACCAGATTATGCAATTGACATTTGTGTAAACATTCTAAATAAACTTTGTTATCAAACTTGTGTATATATATAAAACTTTCTTTATCGTATATAGCCTCTTCTAGTGACCTTCCTAATGTAGGCATTAGCCAATTTATATCTAATCCCTCTGTCTGAGTTACTAAGTCACTACCAAATAATTGGTTACGTATATATGTGGCTATTTTCTTTGCTGATGGAGCAACAATATATCTGTCTTCTTCTCTTATATTTGGTACTCCGTTAGTTTTTCCTGGATAAGTTACTTTAACTTTTATTTTTATATATGGTGTTTGTAAAAAATTACTCTCTCTAATTTTTCCGTCCATTAAATATCAACTCCTTTTTCAAACGTTGTACCCCAGTATGTTTTTTTGCGTTTTTCATCCGTTTTAAGGAGTTTTATCGGTTTAACCATTAAACCTACATTATTACCTCCGAATAATGGTTTATGGCCTATTACACGTATAAATACAGTATCTATTTCGTTTACATCGTTTATTTTTACTTTTCCGATTAATATTCCGTTATAAAATAAGTACATAGTCCATTTACGGTTATTCCATTTATTAATTATCTTTTTAAACATAAAAAAGGCACACACCCTTTCCGAGTATGTGCCTTCGATTGCGACATATAGTCCAACCCATATTGCACTTCAATATCTAGAACAATTGTATCACAGAACGTTAGTTCTTGTCAATGTTTTTTTCAAACAAATAATGATTTTCATATATTTCATACACTTCTATTTCATGGCAGCTCCTACACGGTATAGTTAGTTTAAGTGGTATCTGTTGACTTACACCTAGTTTTTCTAGGTTTTTAAGATATTCTTCTATATTGATTTCACATAGGAAACGTTTTGTTTTCTTACATTTTATTTTCATAACCCCTCCTATACCATTGGAGACCTATTACTTGATTTAAATACTTCTAAAATGTACCTTAATGCGTCTATTGAGTGGTCTTTTTCTTTCACATAGCAGTTTATACCTTCACGTTCAGAACGTAGCTTATCGTATCTGTAACCCTCTAATTCAAGTAGCCCTTCATCTTTCCCACTTTCTTCATAATGACCGTCATTTGTAAAGTAACGTATACTAGGTTGTTCTAATACATACAAATACCCTTTATAGAATAGTGACTGTACATATTGAACGCCATTATCTACACTTCCTGGGCCTTTTTTAGATGTAGTATGTCTAATACCGTCTACAGTTAATCTATTGTCAAAATGTGAAGCTTCTGAATCTATAACAAACTCAGTTATAGGTATATTAGGATATTTATCTTTCATATAAGCCAGGAACATTCTAAACTGTAGGGAATAATACTCTGTTGTCGGTGTATCGTTTTCTACTTCAGGATCATGATAGTATATTCCAAGTCTTATAATTACCCACCGTCTTGTCGGCTGATGGAAAGCTAGTGCTATCGGTACAAACGTTGTAGGGTTTACACTTCCATAGTCACAGCCTATACCTATTTCACGTATTACAAACCCCTCTAGTGAGCTTAATTTGTTTATTTGATTAAATACTCTACCTTCTGCAATAACCCATTTATTAAATACTTTTTGGTCTCTAAGTGAACCTTTTGGAAAGCTTCTTACTGCCTCTTTGACTTTTTCTTCTGTATCTAGTACAGGGTTATCATAAGGAAAGAACGTATATTTTCTCCAATCAGGTTTACCATCTATGTACTCTAATTTATATGGATGATTTTCATTACCCTCTACGTTAAAACTATCTATTCGTTTATAGTAAGGGTGTCCTGCATAACTCATCATACGTCCTGGTATTTCGTTAAAGCTTTCTCTTAGCTGCGACTGAGTGTATATTCTTGCCGCTTCATCTACCCAGCAGAATATTAATGGTTTACCTAGTATACGGTTAAATGATAGCTTAGTGTTAAATCCAAAGAAGTAAAATCTCATGTTATATATTTCTAAATATTTATCTTGCTGTCCATACTTTAATACATACTGTTTTCCATTTTTAAATTTATATTCTTTTTCTAGTATACCAACCAAATTATCTACTATATTTGACTTGACTGTATCTGTTGTCCAGCCAATAATTGCACCACTATATTCTCTCGGTATGTATAAAGGATTTTCACGTTGTTTTTTCTCATATTGGTTTAACAAGTCTGCATATTCTATTATTGCACCGCATATATCATAAGTCTTACCACTCTGTGTAGAACCTAGTACACTTATATTAGGTACATTTTCGCTAATTATATCATTCCTTAGTTTCTGTTGTTTCTTCGAGCGTATCATTTTCTTTCTCCTCGATTTCTTTGATACGTTTTTTATTTTTCTTTATCTTTTTAGTTGTTTCTTGTTGACAATTATTAGAACTAATATCTTCTAATACTAACTCATCATTTTCCAATTGTAGTTTTTCTTTTTCTGATACTATTCTCCCATTTGAATTTTTAATTAAATAGTTCTGTCCTTTTTTTATAAATTTCACATTTACACCTCTTTCTAAAAAATCCCATATTCTATAATCATTACGTTCGTTTAGATTTTCAAAGTTAATCTTCTTCATACATAGCCTTTTCTAAATTGCTATTGTCTACTATGTTTACTGTTACACTTGGTGTTTCGTTATTTTCTGTTCCACCTTGTAATATCCTAGTTTTATCAAATACAGTTCCCATAGAAGTTGTTATTTCATTCATACTGTTTAAAGATATTCGTCCTAGTTGTTTGACTAATGCTACTTTTTCTTTGTATGTCATTTTTTCGTCTTTATCTTCTGCATTTTCATCTATATCCCAAATAAAATCTATTGTTTTATCTATTTCATCTTCTTTATCTAATGCTCTAGTCACACGTCTATCTAACAGATTAGTCATTTTATCTATAATACGATTAGACCTAGAAAGAAAATCTTCCTTTTTTTCCTCTTGAATTTTCTTGAAATCGTCATAATTTCGCTCGATAATATCTTTTACTGTTGTATCTGAAACATTAAACTGTTTAGCAGTAGCATTATAAGAATTAGTAATAGCATAGCTAACCATAATGTCATATTCTTTTGGTTTTGGAGTTTTAACACCTCTAGGCATATCATCCCTCCTTATATGTTAAAAACCTAGATTTCCATAGCTTCTAGGATTTTTTTGTTTATTTCATCGTATAGCTTAATAGCTTCTTCTTTATTAGTAAATGATTTTTTAATATTTAATCCATTGGTTACGTTCCATATTTGATATACTTTTATTTCACTATCAATTAATGTAGTATTGTCTTTCTTATCATGTGTTATAGTGCTTTTTACTACTGGCCTTTTTGTCATTTTAGAATTGTATTCTAATCTATCTATAGCACGTTCAAATAATAGTTTATCTAACTCATTTTTACTTGCTTCTGTGTATTCTATTCTAGCTAGTAAATGAGGCATTGGTATCATGTATTTAACGCCTGTTTCTTCGTTTATGTATTCAGCTAAGTCTTTATTTATAATATGTACTTTATCCATGTATTCTTTTATATTTTCATTGTTCATAATAAACCTCCAATATTTTTTAAATTAGATTTTAATTGTCTGTCTAATTCGTCATTAGATAAATAAATATCAGGAATAGTGTTTACTTTTTTTAACTCTCTCCAATATTTACGTTCATCTTTGTCTTTTATTTTTCCTATGTCTATTGTCCTTGATTTAATAATTTTATAAAGTGGCTCTGATTCAGGTATACTTGCTAGTTTCATTGAAAACTCTTCAAAACCTAGTTTCATAAAGTCATCATATTTAATATTTTCATATCTTGCACAATAGAACGCATACATTTGCTCTAAATCACTTTCATACGCATAGCATATTACTGTTTTATTAGAGCTTTTCGATTGTTTTCCCTCCACTGGGTGTTTTTCCAATCAACGCCTGCATTAGTTCCATAGAAAATTTTTCAACTTCTTTTTCTTCTTGTAAACCTATGTCTTGTAATAATGTCATTAAGTCCATACCAAACTGTTTTTCTATTATTTCATTGAATACTGTTGCTGTTTCATCATCTATATAAGCTTTTTCTAGTTCTGCTTTATTAGAATTATCATAATAAGTTTTACCGTTTTCTTTTTTTTCAATAGTAAAATCTTTTAATGATACACCTTGTTTGGCTAAATCAGTTACCATTTTTATTCTTGCTCTTTTAGATATACTTTGCATTTCTTTCATAATGCTTAAATCAGTATGGAATTTAAGTTCTTTGTCTTTGTATTTTAAAGAATAGTCATCTGTTCCATTTTTTATTATTTCGTACATATTTACCTCCTTATAAGTACTATACCGATAACATAAATGCCGTTTATTCCCATTTACCCTACTTCTGTGTTATCTCGAGTTTCACATTTTTGCCTATCCAATGGGTTTAGTTAAACAGAATACGTCTGTTCCTGTGCCTTACGCTATCAGTATACTGCCTATAAGCAGTATCCACTATTAACTAAGTGCTATTCTGTAAAATGAAAGATAAACGGTTTCAATTTTGAAATTATCTTCCTAAGTACTTTATAAAATGGTATGTAGAAAGTAGGGGTAACTCACTTCCTTCCATTTTTTTCCATTTTATAAGCACTGTACCGATGATATAAGTGGACTTTTACTTCGAAACTGGCGTTTCCTTGTTCCCTAGGCTTGTACTGGACCACCATTCTACCAGTAAGTTTTGTATACCATCAGTACACCACCTACAAAGTGGTGCCTGCTCAGTTTTGAACATTTTTCTAAAGAATAAAAAGGGGCTTGGCAGGTGCTTACTTACCTACCAAACCCATTATCTAATATTAGTGGGAACTAAAGGGGAACTCTTATCAATTTTTTTACAAATTTTATTAATTTGTCGTTTCCCTATCCCATATTTAATTTCTAAATCTATATTTGTAAGTCCAAAATACTTTTTATCCATGTATATTTTTAAGTTTCTGTCTTCCGTTTTTGAATAAATATCTCTTATTACTTCTCCGACTTCATCTAATGAATTTATTATATCCGATATTAATTTTATAGCCTCTTCTTTAGTCATTTTACACCCCTAATATTTCGTTAATTTCCTCCTCAGTATATATTCTGTTCTTATACTTTGTATCTAAGCTTTTATTAACTTTGTAAACTTTTTCTAACAATAATCTTCTATTATCATGGTTTATAAGCTTATTAATGTTATTTTCATAATTAGTTAGTATTGTATAGTCATTTTTTATTTTTCTGCGTATTCCACGTTGTTTTTTTATTTCTTTTATCATTCTGTAGCATTGATTAGTAGATAGCTTGTTTTCTTCTATGTAATGTTCCAAATCCGATAGTCTTTTATCTTGCTCGGATAGCTTGTCTACAAGACTATCTTTGTACTCATCTACTTTGTTTAGAGTGTTTATTGCACTTTTTAATTCTTCTAATACATTCACCATTTCACCCTTCTTAACTTATTTATTCTCCACTTCCTATTGTTCCAAAATTTTTGTTTATTTTTCTGTGGCTTTTCTATTTCTATATTTTTATCTAGTATTACTATATAAAATTTGTTTTCTTTAATTAGTTTCATTTTTCACAGTCTTTCTGTAGTTTTTCATAGTTACTAGTTATCTCTTCATAATCTCTTCTACATATATCTCTATCACTTTTGTATCCGTTTGCTGTTGCTGTTAGATCATTGCATAATTCAAATAGTATAAATCCTATTACTACTGATACAAATAACATTGCTCCTAGTGTTGTTATTATATATTTATCTTTCATTCTTTACCTCCAAACCAACTGACATAATTCTTTTTGATAAAATAATGCTTTTGTTAGCTTCTTCATTATATTGTCTTTTTCTTTCTTCTAACATTTGTTTAAAATCGCCATAAGCTTTACAAATTTTAGTTATCATCTAACTTCTCCTCTATTCTATTTATGTGGTCTATCACTTTGTTCATATCGACATATATACCATTTATAGTTTTGTCCATTTCTTTTATTACTAAGTCTTTATCATTAGTATTTATATATCCTAAATTAAATTCATATGGTATTTTTTCTAATTTATCATTATCTTCTTCTATCACTATAAAATCATAAAGCGGATTAAAAAATCCTTCTGATGTAAAAGTACCTTCTTCCCATTCAAAGTAATCTCCATTCCAAATTATTTCAGTTACATAATTATCATCGTAAAATACTTTAAATTTTACTTTTTGATATGTTGCTAAATCATTTACAAATTTCCATAAGTTTTCACTATTTACTTTCTTCATTCTTTGCCTCCTTTGACAGTTCATCTATTCTTTTTGTTAGTCCTAATTTATCATTAATTGGTATTAAATCTACCTCTTCAAATGCTTCATATACAGTATCAATGTAATATTCTATTGTCCGTTCTTTAATTAAAATTTCTTTTACTGTTCCAACACACACTTCTATTTCACTTTTATCGGTTTCTTTAAATACAGCATAAATTTTATCGCCTATACCATATTTAGTATTAATTGTCATTATCATCACCAACCTTTACCATAGCCATTATTATAAATCCTATAAATAATCCTAATATAAAATTAATCATGATTAACTCCTCTATAACTTTGTACTGCTATTTTTGTTCCGTCTTTTAATTCGCATCTCATTTGTCCAGTAGCTTGCCAGCAGTCTATTGCTTTACCTTCGTTGCCTTCTAAATCTTTGTATTCATAATAATCTGGTCCAACTTCTACACTACAACCACATAATATAAAAATTAGTGTCATTAATATTAATCCTTTTTTCATCTAATCAAC